CTGAGCATGGCCTGTATTAGCGCGTTCAGAACTCCAGTCCCGAGCTAGTTCTACACCCTCTTGGCAATACTTGATAAGCCCGATGACGCCGCGCCACTGATCGTAGTTGACATCACCCTTGGTGTCCCGCATCTCTGCTACTTGAGAACACTTGGTGGCGATGATCTCGGCAAAACTGGGGATATCGCTGCGCTGGACGTGGGCCGTCAAGTCGTCGTTGAGGTTTGACTGGACTACCGGTATTTGTTTTTCTGGCAGTGGCACTGCTTTGATGAGTGCTGCGAACGTCTCTGGCTCGATCGGGTTGGGTTTGGACTTGAGCGTAACTAACTTAGGGGTAGCCTTTTTGTTGCTGCTTCCGATCGGTCTGAGAATCCTGCCGAAGTCTGACGTTACCGTAGAGTCTGATAGAAGTCCGAGATGCGCCACTACTGCCTTGAACCGGCTGGCTATCTTGTACCACGTCTCGCTCTTTATTGGCTTGGTCAGTATCCAGTAGCAGTGAATCCCGTTACCAGAATCTACAAACATAGGTACGGGTAAACCCGTAGTGTTACAGAACTTGATGACTTCCTTGGCGGCTATGCTTTTCGTTAAGTAGCCAGACCCTTTAGCTGCTTTGTCCTCTCCGCAGTCTATGTCGAGCCAAAATGCCTTGGATTTGTTGTGGTTCTCTGGCACGCGCCATTTGACCTTGCCATCGATCGAGACTGTCTTCTGCAGGAAGGATGAGCATGCGTGGTAGACCTGAACATCAGTCTTATCTGCTTTCTCCACGGCAGCCGCCATAGCCTCGAATGACTCGAACGGCAGGTGCTTTGTGCGCCCCAGGGTGTCTATCAACACCAGATATTTGATCCCGTCCTCTGGCAAGACGGTCTGGAGAAACTTTAAGGTGTCCATGTCACACCGTATGGATTATGGATTTCTCCGATGCTTCAGCGCCCCGCTTCAGCGTAAGGGCTAAGTGTGACTCCACAATCTTGACTAACTCCTGAGCCTGAATAGGGGTAGCTGAGGCGTCAACGATGATGCGTCCAATAAGCTCTGATAATCCGATTACTACTTCTCCGTGATTGAAGCCCTTACCTGAGATTGCTTGGTTGGCTTCGACGACTACTCCTGCCACTTTGCGTGGCTCGATCTTGTATGCCATTTATTGCTCCCAATAAAGAAGCCGGTCTTTCCCGGCTGTCAGGGTTTATGCCCGGTACTACCCCTAGTTAATCGTCGAAATCTAAATTGTCTAGATCTATATTGTCAACCGAGACTTCTGCAACGGGCTGCTTGGGTTCAGCCTTCTTGGGTGCCGCTTTCTTCTTGGTCTCGGCAGTGGGTTCTTCTGCCTGGGCCTGGACTTCCGGCTCAACTTCAGGGGCAGAGTCTGATTCTACTACTCCTTGCGACGGAGCGGAACCCGTGATCTGAGCAACGACATCGCTGGCGATGACTTCCTGGCACTCTTTGTAAGTGGCCTCATCGATCAGCCCTAGAGCCTTGAATGTCAGCTTGGGAGTAGGAGCTTCCATATCAAAGCCAACTTTGGTAACTACTAAGTTGTAAGCAACGCCACGCTTGGCCAGCATCTGACCATACTCAGCCAGTGCCTTGATTGATGCAGGCGGCACACGGAGGAGATACGGCTCGTTGACTTGGTTGGGTGTGGCTACGGCAACACGAACGCTGTCCTGGCACGCTTTGCCCTTGGAACCATTCTCACCAATCTTCGAGCCCCACTGGTTGTGAGGGCAGACCGCACAGCTCTTGGCCTGAGGTTCTTTGGCTGAAGGATCAGGCTTGCTGCCATCGTTGGAGAAGCAATCAGGCTTAACACCCTCGGCACCCTCTGAGTAGCCCTTGGCGTAGAACACCTTGCTCGTACCCTTGTTAGCCTTGAGCAATACCACGTCGATCGATGTGGCAGGACTGTCAGGATCTTTGGGGTTGGGTAGAACCTTGCGCTCACCGTCACGGACGATGGCGAACACCTTGCCCTTGATCGAGATGACAGGGAACCCACCAGCACCGGCATGGGATGTTAAGTCTGCGTTGACCTCAGCGATGTTCAGCTTGGTGATGAAAGAAGGCAAATTGCCCGACTCAAACGGAATAATGTTTGACACTGTTAAAACTCCTGTAGGGGTTAGATTTGTACTACGACCGACGAATGTTGATCACACGCTCTTCGCGCCAGTTGACGCCAGGTGGGATATCTTCGTGGATTGACTTGAACTGCTCTACTCCTGTTTTACTAGCCCGAACTTCTATGAGGGGCCACTCTTCCTTAGCCTTCACAAACTCCATGAAGGCCTCTTTGTCGGCAACGGATGCCGATGTTCTTACTCCAATGTAGGCAGTACCAGACTTCGTTCTGGCGGAGTCTATGCCTGTCTTATCGAAAGCCGCAAGCAATGCAGATTCGATCTTGGCCATCTTCTTTTCGAGTTCTTCGACGTCTGCTTCGTACTTAATTTTTAATTCCGCTTTCTTGTCTCGGTACTCGATGTATTTCTCAACCGCGTCTAATAATTTCATTGGTTTGTTCTCCGTAGGGTAGTCAGTGTAGCGAAACGTATGTATGTTGTCTAGTCGATTTCTGCCTCCTTCATCAAATTAAGTAGTATCCCTTGCATCTTCTGCTTGGTGGCAAGCCGCTTGTAAATCTGTCGCTCGATCTCTGACGCTGCAATGTGAGCGATCACTGTTGTCTTAGTCTGCCCAGGACGCCGAACACGTGCGCATGCTTGTTCGTAGATGTCGTTTGAGTAGATTGGGGCGAACCAGACGATCGTTGTTCCTGCAGTAAGGGTAAGTCCGTGTGACATGGTTCCAGGGTTTGCAACGATGATGTGTGGATCACTAGCGGTTTGAAACCCAGAAAAGATTGTGTCGCGTTCATGTTTTGATGTTCCTCCGTGGATGACTCCGACTGACCATTGCTTCGATAGTTCTTCGGCTACGTGTAGCAGTACTGCTGTCAGGGGAACGAACACTAACACTTTTCCCTCAGACTCTTCAATTAGTTCTTTTAGAACGTCCATCCGTGGCTTATTGGGTAAAACTATCTCCTGCCCATCTTTACCGTACGCCACACCGCATGCAATCTGCACTAGCTTCTGAGCCTTGACTGCCTCGTTAACGGCTAGCACCTGCCCTCCGTCATACTCCATGGAGAGCTTTGAGAGCATATCTTTGTACGCTTTTGTCTGCTCTGGCGTCATTTCTGAGTCACGGTTGAGAATGATTTGTGGCGGCAAGTCTACACAGTCATCTAGGGAAAACCTTATGGCAGGTTGCATGAGTCTGCGTACAGTCTCCATGGCGTTGTGCTTTGGCACCCACTTGAACTGCGATACCTGCTTCATCACCATGTCTCTGAACGCACCAAAGTATTTCGGCACGTCTGTGTTGCCAGGAGTTATCAGTCTGCACTGCGCCCACGCATCTGTCGGGTCGTTTGGACAAGGCGCACCAGTCAAGGCCCACACCCTGCGCTGTATCGGCTGCTTATTCAGGATGTTGTTCATGGTCTTCCATCGCTGCGTGCCACCAGTGCGGAACATGGCTACTTCATCGACGATGATTAGGTTTATGTCAGGCCGCTTTAGCAGAGCCTCTTCGATGATCTTGATGCCATCGGTGTTGATGATGTAGAGGTCTGTCTTTTGCTCAAGAAGCTTGAGTCGTTTGGCCCTCGTACCGTAGACCACCGTTGCGTCTAGGTAAGGGAAGGTCTTGAATATCTCGTCAGCCCAGGTGCGCTCCATGGTTGATAACGGACAGACAATGAGAGCCCGCGTAACCAGCTGGGCATTTCTCATGTAGTCGTAGGCATAGAGAGCGGAGACAGTCTTGCCCAGACCCATCGAGTTCGTGCAGAAGCACCGGTTGTTCATCGAGAAGAAGTTCGCCGTTTCTACTTGTGCCTCGAACGGGTTGAACTTGCCCCCTGCCAGTGGGAAATCGTAGTGCGTCTTCAGTGGGTCAGGTATGCCCTTGAACCCTAGCTGTCGAAGTACTCGTGTCTCATCTGGCCTATGAGGAACGGCAGTCAGTAGGGCATCTTTGTGTTTGATTACCCTAGCTGTTGGTACTACTGTCGTTACTCTGGATGGTTCTTTTAATTTAAGAAGTACTGCTCGCTTGTCTTTGAGTATGGTTGCCATTGGTTTTCCGTAGAGTTGTCATTGTTTTTATGTCGATCTAGTTATGGGTTGTAGTTGCTCTTGCCCTTACGCCAGCCTCGGTTGGTCGCTCGGTCTTGAACTGTGGTGTTGCCCTTGCCGTTTGTGCCACCGTTATCCAGGGCCTTCTTGTGCGCTACGTCCTTGCCATCACCTTTCTTGACGCGCCCATCTGCCATAGCTTCTCTACGGGCTGCGTTGTTCATCACCCGCTTCTTTACTTCCTCTGGCCGGGCGTTGTATTCCTTCTGATACTTCAGCTTCTGGGGGGTTGACTTAGGCATCTCATCTCCTTTACTTCGTTAATGAAGTCAATCAACTGCTGCTCATCATCTACGACTATCGCCCAGCCTCGGGCTTGTTGAATCTGTTCTATCTGAATCTTCTGGTTGGCAGTCACGTTGTCCCGCTTACCAGGGGCTTTGGTTTCGATAGCGAAAAACCGGCCATCCCAACAGCAAATAATGTCAGGTACGCCGACCTTTCCGTAACCATTGGCCGATGGCATAAAATACCATATGTCGTGGCTTTTGAGAATAGCCTTGACGCGTGCCTTGATACGCCCCTCTGGTGTAGTCATTACCGATCCTTATAGAACTGACAAGTCTTTACAGGACACCAGCCACGGCATAATCCAGACGGTTTGGCTGGCCATGAATCTCTCTCGTACGCCGACTCCAGCTTGGCTACCTTGGGCAGGAAGTCTCGCCATATAACAGGCAGCTCATCTCGGTGAAACTCTTTGCCGTCTGTCTTCTTTTCTTTAAGCCAAATGAAGTTAGTCTTGATGTGGTTGACTTCAGGGTAGTGAGCGAACACAAACGCGGCATATAAATGCAACTGCTCTGACGGTTTGCGCTTGCCTGTCTTGTAGTCAAACACCAGGGCCTTGTCGCCCTTATCGATCACCAAGTCTGCTATGCCTCGACTCCACGCATCACCCCAGTCTGCAGGTTGAAACGATTTGCTTATGGCTAGTTTGACTTCAGGCAGCTTGTTGCCCTCGATCGACTCCAGCTTCTTGGCTATGGGCTCCCACTGCTCCATGCCCTCAGGTAGTGGTGTGCCTAGCTTGACTCGGTTCTCAAAGGCAGTGTGGACACGCTCGCCCCAGATGGTTGCCTCAGTAGGTGGGCTTACGAAATCCCTGGCTACGTTGGCGTGATAAAACTGTTTCGGACACGTGGCAAACTTCTCCAAGTGCGAGTACGTCCATGCCTTCAAATTGTTCTCCTACTTACAATCACCGTATGTTAGCGCAAAGTCGCCTTCACACGCTACAGGAAGTCCCGCTGCCCACTTCGGAGGCGTAGACATAACTTCAGACATGAACGCCAGCGTCTGCTCTGCATCCTTCTCTGGCACGACTGCTACCACCTCGTCATGTACCGTGAGGACAACCTTCGATCTTTGTTCGAGCGTATCGCGTCTGCGAAGTTCCTGATCGATCTTGGCCATCTGGTCAAACACTACGATACGAGCAAGTGCTTGCACGACGTTCTCCACGATCTTTCCCCCGTAGATCTTGATCTTGCCTTTGCGAGTATCGTAGGTGTAACCGTTCTCTGCTTTGGTTAAGTTGGGATAACGAACCAGCATGCCGTTGGGAAGTATGATGCCGTCCTGACTGCACTTCAGAGTAACGCCAGTACCGAACTCATAGTCGTATCCACGAACCATCTTGTCTAGCGACTTACCTGCTGCTGACCACAACTCTACAATGTTGGGGTAGGTGTCTCGGTACAGGTTGACGATCCGCTCTGCTTCTTCGATCTCAATGTCTAGGGATAACCCTGGCTGCCCGATCTTGAGCGTTGCCTTGAACTTGTCTTTCCCCATGCCGTAGCCTAGACCGAGAATGCAGGTCTTTCCAACAAAGCCCGCAACGAAGTCTGGGAAATACTCTTTGCCAGTCTGCGGATCGATCTCTTTTCTCTTGCGATTGACCGGGCGGCCATAGACGTTGGTAGCGAACTTCGAGTAGATATCCACCCCGTTGCGGAAGTCCTCAACCAGATCGTTCTGCCCCGCCAGCCAGCCGACAACCCGAGCCTCAATCTGAGACGAGTCTACTGCTACGACTGCATGTCCTTTGGGAGCACGTATGGCTTTGCGCAGCGTCCCGCCTCTGGGTAGGTTCTGCAGGTTCATCTTGTCACCGCCGCTCGCCCTGCCAGTATGTGCGCCGTAGTAATTCAGCATGATGGGAAGTGGGCCACGATCTGCGATCCCGATGAACGACTCTGTGCGAGTTTCTTCAAGCGTGGATTTCACCCCGAGCCTGGCTGAGACAACTGCTTGCACCCGTGGATCGTCATGCTCCAGCAAGTCCTTGAACTCTTGGTCAGTCTTACTGAACGCGTAAGCCAACTTGTTAGTGCGGAGGCTCACTTTAACTGGTGGCTCGACTCCGAGCTTGCGCAGAACTTCAGCGAACTTATCGTTCGACATCAACTCATCCCGTCCGATGGCGGCGTCGATCATCGCCATCAGCTTCTCCTTCTTAACCTGCACGTTCTGGAGATGCTCTAGTAATAAGTCTCTGTCGAGCTTCAGTACCGGGTCGGTGTACATGCGGATCATCAGGTCGATGATGTACTGCTCTTTGGGCGTACTAAACTGCCGCAGGATCTGGTACAGAGTGTAAGTTATCTCGACGTCGTTCTTACAGTACTCTCCGTACCGGGCTAGATCTTCTGCAGTGAAGTCTGCTCTACGCTTCCCCAAGGCGTTGACTACCTCAGTGCCTTTCTCACCCAGGCAGAACTTCTTGGCCAGTGCTGCAAGCGAACCGCCTACAGTCAGACCAGTTATCGGACGAGCCATGCTCAGAGTGTCCAGGTAGTACCTCGGCTTGAGGCAGAACTTCCAGGCAAGTATGGCACCGTCAAACGCCATGTTGTGCGCCAGCAAGTAGCTGTTGGGTATGTCGAACTGCTCCAAGAACTTCTTAGTCTGCATGGCAGGGCCGCTGAACCATTCAGTCGGGCCATCGTTGATCTTGGCTGCTACCCCGATAACCTCGAAGTCTCTGTGCCGGATGTACTGCTCCGTGGTTATTTTGCTTAAGCTGTAGTCTTTGTCGTAGTAGGTCTCGAAGTCTAGGGTCACTATGTCAGTCATCAAATGCCCCTCTGGACACCGCATCGAGTACGTTGTCTGCAGACTTGCGTGTCCCCATCTTGCCGCTCTTCCACATTTCCTTCATGCGCTGCCGCTGCCTAGCCTTCTGCTCCTCTGACCATGCGCTTGCGGGTCTACCACGATTAACTAACACACGGGTGGGCGTTGAAGTCTCGCCCTCCTGCCTGAGCCAGAATTGGATCTGTAGTTCTGGTGTGCGGAAGTTCTTCTCACACACTGCCAACAAACGTTCCGACAATTCTTTATTTAATGTTATTTGCATCGTCTAGTTTCCTTTGAACAAGAATAGAAGTCACGGCTTCACCGATCTTATCTGCTGTTCCCACGTAGGTCGTCTGCCATGTATCACCTTCTACAAATACATACCGCACGAGATAGCCGTTCTGGATTTTGTACACCTTAAACGAACCAACAAACTCGTCGTCTATCGAAGCACGCTGCGTGCCGAGTCCAGTTATCGAAGCCTGACTAAGGATGTTGCCCCCTATCGTCACGCTCATCTCTCCACCCCTTCAAGCCGATCTGCTACCAGTTTGGCGTAGCCTGCTATGTCCACCCATGAGTCTGCGTAGTGTGGATCACCGTTGAGTATCCTGCCGATCTTGTGAGCGATCATCTCCAGGGCTTCGATCATGTCATCATCCAAGTCTGACTTGTGTCGGTAGGTGAACATGACTTGCTTGAGATGTTGAGTTACCCGAGCGTGGCCGATAAAAGGCCCATACCTAGTGCCGCGTTCATCAAGGACTGCTGTTACGTCCGTTACTTTTTTCTTCATACTTCCTCCATCTGTAGAGTTAGTTCTAATCTGCGGACAAGCTCTGCTTGTTCTGACTTCAGTAAGGCTTGCCGCTTTCGGATACTGATGATAAGCATTGATACAACTGAGTCCACCATATTTTTAAGAGCGATCGAATCCTTTTGCTTCAGTCGGTCGGTTCCTTGATGAATCAGTTCCAGCATTTTGGTCGTGGCTACGGGGGTTATTGAATGGCTCATACATTCTTTCATATGGGTCAATGCCCATGTGGATCATTAGGGTAACAAGCCGGGACTCGATACGAGCAAGCCGGCGCTCAATGGGTTCGTCACGCATCATACGGGGGGTGCTCCAAGATCTTCGATCTCCTTATTGGTTTGTTTGCTGAACCACTTGGCTACTACTTCTCGCTCTTGTGGTGTTTTGAAAGGCCAGTTCCATCTCTCCCATGAGAGACCAGACGGATGGTTTACTGTTTGTTCGCCCATAGTTCCAGACATTTTGTTTCGAGCTCCATTGATGGTGGGTTAGTCTTAAGTGCGTCTTTGATGCCAAGGTTGTATGCCTGTATTACATCTTTAGGCATATTTACTGCGCTGGGTTCAGGGGATTGAAATAGCTTGTCTAAGGCCAGAATGACCAAGACTGTAAAGGTTATCCCTAGTACTACCCCCATCCAGAATTGCTCTGACTTTACATCCCTCAACTCGTAGATCATTGTCATCTCCTTTTAGTTATGGTGTGGGGTCACGGCGAGGAGCCACGTACGACTGGTGTAGAACCGCCCCCACTGCGGGTGTTGTTTGTCATGTCGAGCACGTCACCTCCCGCTGGACGTCTGTATGTATTCTAACTCCATTTCTCTCCTTCCTTGCAACTTTCCTTGCTCATAGGCGAGGTCATAGAATGCTTTTAGCTCTTTGTAGTTTGCTGGCTGCAGTGTGTTCACGTGGATCTTGTGCGACTTCCAGACCACACGCACGACGGAAAAGCCTGCCTGCTTCGCTAGGGCTTCAAGCTCCTGGTCAGTCATTTCTCACCCCTTGCTCGTATTGCGGTGGCGCATGATTGAGACGCCCATGAAAATTCGCTTCCAATATCCATTGATACAATCATGCCCTCACACACCTTCGCACACGCCTCACGCTCTGCTTCAGCCACCAAATGAGCAAAGTACTCAATGTCACCATGCAACTGCAACTTGTTGTCTTCGATTAGTTTGAACACGTTCATGACTGCCTCCTAACAAATTCTTCCATCAATGTCTGCGTTAATTGTTGTACTGCATATGCCTCTTGCTCGGAGCCTGGGTGTGTCTCTCCGTAAAACGCGCACCATTCCTGCCAGATGTGGACAGCTTCGTGAATCAGTAGACCAGTAACTTCTATCGGTGTACGACGCTCGTACCCAGCCAAGCAAACAACTACACAAAGCTCGCCTTTCCTGTTGCGCAAGAAGTGGGTCGTTGCATCAGCTTGCGGTGTTCGTATCCACTCGTCCCTGGGCTTAACATCCATATGCTTGAACGCTATGAGGTACTCGTCCTCTGACAGACACAGACATAAGTAGGGCGCAGGTGGACTTATGTACCTCGGCAACCAGTTAATTTTTTTCATTGTTCAACCCTTTCGTATGTGGCTTCAAATATGGCTGGCTTGCATGGGTAGTGCTCGCCTTTTATGCCAGTGATGATCCAGTCGCCCGGGGTGACTTCCATTTCCCCTTCAAGTGTTTTAATGATAGGAACCTTATGTACAAAAAAGATCCCGGGTGCGTTGGGGGGATGGGTGTACCTGTCTTGCACTTCAACTGCTGGATGGTCTCCATCCATAAACCACTGCGTAGCCTCGATGACCACAGGTTTCTTTCTGAATTTCATCTCAATCCCCTTTCGATTGCATCTTTTATGTTGTGAACCTCCAGCTTGTAGTAAATGCGCTTGAGGTGCGTGTACAGCGTACTGCGTTTGATGCCCAACTTCTCAGCGATGCGTGCAGAAGTGAATCCGTCTTTGTATAACTCCAGGATCGTCTTCTGCCTCGGCATCATGGGCCACTTCTTACCAGCCCTCGGGTTAGGTGGCATCCTCCGTTTGCATCTCCGGAATGGATCGTGCCATCTTATTTGCTTTGTTGAACGGGTCATTCCAATTCACCTCGACTTCAGCATCTTCGAACAACTCGTGCCACGCAATGTAGACACGTCCTGGCTTTGCTTTATTGAATGGGTCGTGCCACTTGAAGTTAGGAAGTTTGTCCCTCTGGTAGTACAAGAATTTTCCGTCTCTTTCTTTCTCCCTCACCCACAAGCCCTTGACTATCTGCTCGTCGATCCACCTGCGCGCTACTTTCTCGCTCACCCCCCGCATCTTGGCTAGCTCTTTGATATTTACCATTTTCTAATATGCCCCTAATGTAATGGTTGCCTGAGGCTACGTACGTTTCTTTTGCCTGACCAGTCTTTAACAACTGGCGTATAGCTTCTGAAGCTGTGCTCTCAGAACAACCTAGTCGTTTAGCGATCATCGCCGCTGTCACCGGCGATTTCCTTGTTTTAATCCAGGACAGTATCCCGTCACGTACGCTCATGGGGTTTAACTTCTTTCAGCTTCTCGAAAGCCCACATTCGAACGAACTGCGCATGCTCTCGTATCTCAGTGGCAAGAAGCGTGATCTGCTCTAGATCTGGATTGATAGACACCGCAGTGAGTGCTGTCAGCTTGCGTGACATGTTGTTGATCTCGACTACGGAATGACCTGGGTCTTTCATACTACCTCCTATGATTGGGTGGAAAGTCTAGCAATGACAGCTGCTGCTTCGATCGCATCAGTGTCGATAGATTTTAGACTATCTTGCGCTTCCGCTTCACGAGCCTTGCGCTCTACCTTCTCCTCTACCCGCTCGACATACTCTTTCGGGATGTAGTGTGCAATGCCCGGCCACAACTTGATCGCCTGATTCAGCGACTTGCACTTGTTAAGGAAATCAACGACTCCAGTTTTAACGCCATCCCACCGTTTCTCGATTTCCTTACGCTTGACTGCATAGTCAAAGCAGTCTTTGAAGAACGGATTCGTAGCAGCCATCTCAGGTGTCACTAGCACGGCGATGTCTGGAGTGTAGCTGTTGCGATACTGAGGAGGCATCTCATACACAGTGCCTTTAGCTACGAACCGATAACTACCAACTCCTGTAGTGCTACCGTCTTCTTTCTGTACACGTATCACCAGATCAAACTTTTCCAGCTTAGCGATCCAAGTGGGGGGCAACAGAGGCTTGAGGTGTAACGAGTTTTCCCAGATTGCTGCTTCGAGCCAGGACTCAAGTGGTTTGGCTGTTGCTGTTCTGCCATACACCTCGACTGGATTCTCGGACAAAGACCTTTCTTCTGCATGCTTCATCTCGCGGATTTTGTTGTTGACGTCAGTCATAAGGCCGCGACTAATAGCTACGTATGCCATGGTATTTCCTTTCAGTTGGTTAATTTTTGAACTACAAGTTGAGATACTACCCACTCCATACCTGCTTCTAATGAATCTATTTCATACATGAACTGCACACTGTGCTTCTTTGGTTTGTTGATGTAGCAAAAATACTTGTTACATATAAACCTCACACCACCTACTGTTCTGTTTTCTTCGTGACGATCGACAACTTCTCGTAGTGAGGCAACCTTGAACTGCTCATCTAACGCCCAATAATGTGCGTCACCTACATAGTGCATGGTTATGCTCAAGTGTCCTCCATTCTCTGCTTAACCTTCCAAGTGGTGCGCAACTCAGGGTGCAACTGCTCGTAGTACTGCAGCCGCTCGTACAACTCATCGATCTCCCGAGTCGCTCCGTTGATGCTTGCAGTGAGGGTGTTGATTGTGTCAGCTTGCACAGAGTTCTCCTGGATAAGATCTCTGTTCTGCGTTACTGCGTCCTCTAGCTGCTCTTCAAGTTCTGCTACCTGATCTGCCAATCGACTCATGCTGCCTCCAACTCGAAGTGAACTGTCTCACCGTACGGCGGCACTCGGTCACTGCTTACACACCATACCGTCGGGAAGTCAGGCGCTTGACTGTAACTGTCGTAACCGTCGGTCAGAGTAACTACTACGTCGGGGTCGATGCCCTGCTCTGCCAGATACTTGAAGCCTGCTTCCATCTGTGTGCCACCACCAGACTGATGTTTGATCTCAACTTCCTCGCCTTGCTCAAATACTTCGTGCTTCTGTACTTGGCTGTCGGTGTAGAGGACGTGGACTTTCTCTGGCCTACACTGCTGCATGATGCGTCTGATATGGCCGTTGTAATGCGCCGTCTCAGCTGGTGTGATCGAGCCGGAGATGTCGACTTGTACAACAACCTCGCCCATGCTTGGCGTCGTACCGACTGATGGCAGATAGTGACCCATGCCGATGAACCTACGGTTAGGCCGCTTCCACGAGTAGTCCTGCTTGGTCAGGCCGACCATGTATCGTTCGAGGATCTCATACCACGGCGTCTTGACGTTGATAATATCCGACACAATCTGTGCCAACTTACCGGGCAGCTTACCGCGCATCTTGGCAGCCTGTGCTGCTTGAGCGATGTCTACTTTGATCTCGGCCTCGATCTCCTGCTTCTGGCTCTCAGTCAGATCCTCGTAGCTGATGTCATCGCCTAGACCGTTATCAAAAGCATCGTCTTGACCAGGCCTACCACTACCCCCACCACTACCCCCACCGCCACCGTCGTCGCTATCAGGAAGTTCATCATAGATTGTCTCCGTTGTTTTATCTTTGCTACCAGGCATATCGACTGTATGTGGTATCGACTCTCCGATTCCAGCATCGTTGAGCATGTCGTTGATCCAAGCATCACCTGCATAGTTCCACTTGCGAGGGTTACGACTACCACGACGTAGTGCATGTTGACCGATAACGTGACCGACCTCATGGCACAGAGCCCATACTATCTGAGGAACAGTCAGCGATTCGATGAAGTCAGGGTTATACCTAATATCACCCCGAGCGTTGACACAAAGTGTCGGTATGCTCTTATCTTCTGTCAACTCACGCTTGAGCAAAATAGAACTGAAGAATGGTTGATCAAGGACGATCTGAGCTTTGGCTTTGTCTAGTTTGGTTACTTGCTTACGCATACTACCTCCGTGGTTCGAAAGATACTGTTGCTTGGGTTTCTTTGTTGATGAACTTGGCACCGCCCCTGGGCAGCTTCTGCATAACTACATGCCCTTCGAATAGCCCGATGAGCATCTCATCTGATAACAACATGTGGTGCAACTGTCGCTTGTATCTACTACTGACTAGAACTGCGTAGGTTGTAGACACAAGGCACCACGCCAACAGGAACATCTCTGCCATTGAAAACATATTTACACTCCCATGAAGGCGCCCATCTGCCGGGCGATATCGTCTAACTTCTTAGCTGCTTGCTCTCGAACGATGGGTGACTCACGCAACCATGCGCTGTGGTACTTACTCACTGTCTGGGTCAGATCATCGATAGTGTCGAGCATTTCTTTGGGTGGATCAATTAAGAGTTTCTTAGCCAACTCTACGCCTTCGATAACGTTCTCTATGGCTGAGTCACGGAATATCGAACCATCCGTGCCGATGGGTTTGTCGAGCTTCTCCACTAGGTGCTTCAGTGGTCTGATCATGCGAGTCACTGCGTCGTTCTTGGCCGCTACTTCTGCATCGTGCATGGCCTGGGTAAAGTTCTGCACATCTTCATCTGACAGGTCGAACAAGAAGTGCTTGCGATCTGGTAGGGGCATGAACCGTAACTCGAACCCGACACGAGCATCGAACTCTTCTGCCGTGGGGTAGTCCTCGATCTTGGCTCGGGGTGTCTTACCTTGAGCGATTGCTATGGCACTGCGGGACTGGATATCAAGCTGAACATACTTGTCGTAGTTGGGTAGAACTTGAGCCCGGAGCTGATCGAGGTTTGTCCTCTTGTCTCGCATGTCTGTGGTGTAGTCCATGTACAGAGCGTTGGGCAGGATGCGTGGCCCCTTGTCGGTGTACGGTAGCGTGTGGTTCCTGTGGTAGGCATAGGCCTCGTCGAGGGCAGACAGAACCTTCTTGACGGGGTTGTTGTTATCACGGAACAGTCTGGATAGCACGACCAGGCTAGCGTCGTCGAGTTGTTGTTGGATGATTGCCTCTGCATCTGCATCGCGTCGGCTCAGGTTGGCACGCCTCGTGGTAAGTTTCACGAGCATGGCCTTCTCAGATAGTGTGGTCACTTGCATGATTTCAGTTCCCTCTGGTTAGTTGGAGTTGGATCGTACCGCCGTAATAAATCAGTTGTTGCAACTTCTCGAACTTCTCTGTTTCCTGCTTTTTGTAATGCGTTACAACCATACTTCGTAGTTCCGCTAGTGGCTCTTCAAAGTCTTCGCCTCTGTCGAGGCCTACCTTAAACGTATTTCGGTTAGGGTCGCCGCACTGCGACCGTACTTCTACCGACTGTAGTCGCCTCCTTTCTTTACGATGTTGTGATGCTGAGTCAGACATGAGTAATACTGAAGTGTCTGCAGAGTAGATGCCATAAGCGAAGTCCCATATCTCTGGAGTAATGTCTGGTATGTCTATGCCCCAGGGGGATACATGAAACTCATGGATGCCGCAGTACTTCTTGGCTATCCGGAACAACTTGTTGCTCTTGGAGTACCAGCCCCTACTCTTTTCCTGTCCAGACAGGAACGCTTCCATCTTATTTATTACGTTCGTTCTCATCCGTGGTGTGAGTGAGGATAGGTCGATCTCTACTGTCGTTGTGGCACCGGGCAAGCCGGCATACTCTGCCACCTCCCATTTACTTCGTACGTTGGTTGGTTTCATCTACTAACTCCTAGATTAAGACGTTTGCGTTCTTGATTGCCCATGCGGTGAACGCCTTGGTTGGTTTGATCTCGGGTGCAAGTTTCATCGCATCTTGGACGCACATGACGTTGAACTCTGGCGGTAACTGGTCGATGTACTCTGCGATGCGGTGGAAGTTGTCCTTGGTTGCACGATGTGCCAATGCACCAGTCAAGGCGTAGCGAACTGCGGGGTCTGTGGGTACTTCTGCGTTGGCAGGGTTGAGAAGTAGTGCGTCGATGTTGGGCAGTCCCTGGTAGATCTTCTTGAACCCAACGAACTCGGCAGCTGCGCCTTCGCCTACGTCACCTGCTACGTTTGCAAAGTAGACATCGGTGGGCAGGTTGTCGTCGATGAGATTAACTCGCTCCCAATTGCGTGGTGTCGGGCAGATCTTATCGGGGTCGAAGTCAGATAGCAGATTGGGTCGGAAGCGGAGGAACTGAATCAGTACGGGGTTGATACCAGCCTCAAGCGCCCACTCTGACCAGTCGTCGATGTTCTCGGTGTACTCGTAAGTGCGAACCCTGCCACGTAGTTTGGAGACGATGCGGTTAGCGCCTGACTTGTCCTTGGTACGGTTGCCCGTTGCGATGATGTATGTCTGGTTGGATAAGCGTAGGTTGTTGCTTCGGCGCTCAAGAATAAGTCCGCACAGTGCGTTCTGCATTGGCGTAATTGCATCGGACAGTTCGTCGAGGATGAGTAGGTTGCGCCCTGTGGATAACTTGTGCAACTCTTGGGGCGGCTTCCATGTGGTCACTTCGCCGTCGTTGTTGGGTGTGCCGAGCAAGTCCACCGGGTCACGAAGCGATGCAAAGAACATCTCCACATGCTCGAACCCGAGTTCCCGGCCGATCTCTTTGGCCAGGGCTGACTTACCGCCACCAGGTGCGCCTTCGATGTAGGGTACGACTGCGTTGGTTGTAGCGAACTGCGACTTGATCGACAACTTGATGTCTGAGTATTTCATGGCTTAGCCTCTGTTAAGTTGGTTGATAACGAACTGCTTGATAGAACGTGCTTCGAGTAATGATTTGATTGTTTCCGTGTTCATCCAGTCGATCTCGGCTCTGGGTTGCGCTAGGCGCTGATGAGTGGTGGTGGTGCGACTGAACTTGTCCCGGTTGCCGAACCATCTCTGGCTCTCGGTGTCGTAGGCGTACATGGGGAAGTGCCGGCCGTATGAGTAGACGACATAGAGTTTGCCCTCCCACGTAGTCCAGACAGTCTGGTTATGGTTGGTAAACGACCGTGTTGCTTCCACGTATGGGCGCATTTCTTTATTTGATATTGGCATTTAACTCCTCCGGTATCTCGACTTCATCACCGAGTTTGCTTGCGACATAACAACGCATGGCTGCGATGAGTGGGGTTGGGCCGTCGGCTACACCGCAGTACGGTGAGTCAGCGTTCTCGTCTGTGCATCCCATCTCGGCATACCAATGGTTCCCATACTCTTGCCCTTCATCATCGACATAGTGCGTAGCCCACCAAACGCCGATTTTCTCCCGTTCAATGATCGGCCCACCTTGTACCCAGTCGGTTGAAAACATAGGGGTGAACGGGTCATCGCAACACTCCTCTATTTGATTCACCGCCCAGTCGAGAGCGTCTCCTTGCAGTTCACTTGTTTTGATTTTCATCTCAATAACTCCTTAACTTTCGCATGTAAGTACTCCCGCACTTCGAACGGTATGGGTTTGTCTGCCTCTGGCACGAAGTCAATCTTGGGCCTGGCGTGCTTCTCTCGCTCCACCTGATCACGCAACTGCCTACGCTTACGCTCTGCCTGTGCAGCATCGAGGATTTGTACGAACCGATTAGTGCTATCGAACGGCATAGTCTGATACCTCCGGAGGAATAACTGCACTTGCTTGAATAGTCATGCCCATGTCGTTAGCTAATTTAAGCGTCTGCGGCGTAAGCGTCTCCGTTCCTGCAATGTGAGCCAACATCTGCGCCTTGTCATTGATGGGGTAATACAAGTCCTTGCCATATACACGGCGTACTTCTACTTGAATAATCATGGTTGATTCTCCGTTAGGTTAGGGTTTACTCGAACAATATGAACAACGTACCTACCAGCGCCCATCCACAGAACAACAAGAGCAACGAAACTGCCAGGGTGCAAAACAATTCCGTCCATGTGCTACACCAGAAATACTCTTTGATGAAATCTAGATTTGGTTTCACTTGTCTTCCCCCCTTGCAATGAACTTGTACGAACACAACAATGCGTCTCCACGATCGGCATCGAACTCCGGACTCTCACTGATTGACTGCCGCATCTTGTCTAAAGCCGTTGCCACGGACTGCAGAAACTTAGCCTCCGACTTGATGCGTACCTCCATGCTGAATGTCATCTCTTGTTTCACTTCACTAGCCCTCCCTTGTTGTTGAGCCCTGCCAATAAGTCTGCATTGGTAATTAGCATGTAGTTCGACTTGTGCATCGGTGCCACGCACCAGCCCTTCCTTGCCTGCTTAGCCGCAGTCTCACCACACGATAGGCACGTCGCATACCCTGCCTTCCACCTAGCGAACGGAACCTTCTCCCAATGGCACGAAGTACAGAGATAAACCCTGTCCTCTTCTCTCATATACCCTCCTAGAATGAATACAACGACATGTACTGACTACCCTCCACACCCATGCGAAAACCCATGTAGTTCGTACCCTCGATTCGATAAAAAACAACTATCGGATACTGCAATGCCATAGAGATTTGCACATAGCGAGAGGTTCGCATCTCTGGGTTCGGGGCCGAGTCACACCATAAATACATGTCCTGGGGAGTGAGCCGAACCGAGCCGGGGAAGTTTTCGAGTTGTGCTTGCCACAATTTTTTCTTGGAAAGTGCCATGAGGGTAGCCTCCGAGGTTGGTTAAATTGTACATAAAACATATGTACAAGAGGTGGGAAATTGGCAGGGAGTTAGGCTGGATAAGCCGTGGATAAATAGCTGGATAATTGTAAGTTATTGATTCGGCAGTAATTATCCAAAATGGGAAAAAAGTTGGAGGAGGTCTCGTATGATGGGGATAGGAGGATTGGGAGACTCTCCACGGGATACACGCGCAAGCCCGTCATCGGTTCATCATACGTATCTCCTTTCTCTGGATAATTGGATAATTGGATAAATAGATGTATAATTATGACTATAGAATGGCTACTACAAGCCGTTTGCCGTAATTATCCACTCCCTGCCCTCCATGCCGAAAAACGGCGTTTTGGATAATTGCTGGATAATTAGGGGGGCGAGGGGGGATTTGATCTAGTTGACACGCACCAGGTTACCGAACCCATCGGGGCGATAGATGATGGTGACACTTGGCTTCTTGTTAAAACGATGCCCCATGGAATAGTCGGTACGCACAGACCTACCCTTGTATGGCACACGAGTTACGAACATGTCATAGCATTGAAGGGGCATGCGTTGCGTGTTGTTTGCGGTAAGTTTCATGGAATCTCCTTGGTTGGTCTCGTCAGTAGGCGCAAGACGCCTAGACGCCCCATAGGGGCGTTTCGACCTGAGATGCTTAGGCTACCCTTAACTGAGGTGTCTCAGCCTCACTATCGGCTTCCTCGGCCTCTTCCCGGAGGTATTGGGCGTAGGTCAGTTTCAGATCGTCAAGTAATGCACTGTGCTTGACGGTAATTTTCTTCTCGATGCCAGACTCGATACGCTTGATGAGTTTGGCAACCATCTCGGTGACATCCAGTTCAGAGACGATTACTTCTTTCTTTGCCTCGTCCCATGGAGTAGCCATGAGCATTTTCTCATCGAACTTGATACCTTCGACCTTGAAGAATACAAACTTCTTCTCAACAGATGACCAGCATAACTGGCCGTGTTTCTCGAAGAAGGTAACAAGAGACTGTCGGCGGATACCAGTACCTACGGCATCATAGAGACGCTGAGCGAAGGTAATGTCACCATACTCGATCGAGTACCCCACAGCGTTGACAGCCGCAAGTTGTATATCTTTGGTTAACTTAGCGGCAGCCTTACCGATAGCGCCGATTTTCTTGATGAGGTCAGCAGATTGCATAAGAGCCATGATGTTTCCTTTCGGTTGGTTGGTCAGAATCAAACATCCCAGACATGAGATGCTTGATAAAAACCCCTGGGCGAACCCAGGGAGAACACGCCTAGACCTATGGCCTAATTGATGCGATCGCTTAGGTTTGATCTAGGCGCGAAGGATTATCAAGACTCCACGCACGCGCTTAATTTTGTTTTCGCGCTTGGGCATCGGGTTTTATGCGACCCCAACCTAGCCAACTCGGACTAGCCCTGGATCGGTTTTACACGGCCACCACTATGGGCGCTAGTGTCCACCAGGTAGTTTCACCCCTACACAACCCCAACTCAAGGCGGGCAAGCCGCACCCCTTTCGGGCATCTCAAGGTTACTCCTAGACCCCATTACTACCTTCACGGGTAGAGGTCGTTCCCGCTACTACACTTACAGCCGCAGGGGTGGGGGGTAAACTCACCGTCGC